GAACGGCGAGTGTAGTTGCACCAAAGCTCAGCTGTGGAAATGCGATGGCGTATGCCCAGGTTGCCCGTTCTACACAGCTGGCAAAAAAGTATCTCTTGACACCGTTATCGGTGGTGAAAACGATGAACTCACCCTTGGCGACACTCTAGAAGACGATTCGCAGACCATCGAATCAATTATTATTCAGAAGGAACTGCTCGAAGCCTTGTATGAAGAACTCGACCGTCTTGATCCGGAAGGAAAGCGTATTTGCGAATTGATGATGTACCATTCCGAGAGAGAGTCCGCCGAAATTATGGGTATGGCTCGTTCAACTTTCAAACGGCACTGGGCAAAGATACGTGACGAGCTGCGGGACAAGCTTAGGGATTACTATCTCTAATAATTAAATTACTTCTCCGGTTGCAGTTTTGTAGCCGGAGAAAATATTTTTTCGGACTGCGGACCACTTTGGCATAATCCCTCCAGTGGATATTGAGGACAACAAAAACAAATTACCTCGGAAAGGAGATTTCCCAATGAACAAGCCTAAAATCAACGAATCTGCAGCTGACGAGGAACTTATCGGCGTGCTTACGGCAATCAGTGTTGTTTCAAAGCGCCTGGCAAAAAATTTGATTCAGCTTGAACAGCAGAAAAAATCTATGGAAGGAGCGACAAATCATGAGCAAAATACGCGAAGTGGAACAGGCAATCAGAGAGTTGCGAGATGCTGCATCATTGTTGAATGATACCGCAAATTGGCTGTACGAGCTCTTCTCTGCCGACAAGGTACAGGAGCATAATACCGATTCAGCAGAGACACAGAAGCAACTTACCCTTGAAGAAGTAAGAGCCGTCTGCGCCGAAAAATCCCGCGCCGGGTTCACAGCAGAGGTAAAGTCAATCATCACAAAGCACGGTGCGGACAAGCTGTCTGCAATCAAGCCGGAGGAATATGCAGCAGTCCTCGCAGAGGTGGAGGTGCTTGGCAATGCCGACTAACCACGCAATTCTTTCGGCGTCATCAAGCCACCGCTGGCTCGAATGTCCGCCGTCTGCTAAACTCTGTGCCGAACTGCCGGATACATCAAGCGAGTATGCGCAGGAGGGCACGGACGCTCACACTCTCTGCGAACACAGGCTGAAAGCCTTGCTCGGCAGAGAAACCACCGACCCAACAGAAAACCTCACCTACTACAACGAGGAGATGGAGCGCTGCGCTGTCGAGTACGCTACATACGCTTATGAGCAGGTCGAGAAAGCAAAAGTAGCCTGCAATGACCCCATCGTCCTTATCGAACAGAAACTGGATTTCTCCCGGTGGGTTCCGGAGGGGTTCGGCACAGGTGACTGTGTTATCGTGGCTGACGGTATACTTTCCGTTATAGATTTTAAGTATGGCAAGGGTGTGGAAGTCCTCGCAGAGAATAATTCGCAGATGAAGCTTTATGCTCTCGGCGCTCTTGAACTGTTTGACGGAATATATGACATCTCCGCAGTGAGCATGGCAATATTCCAGCCAAGGCGTGACAACATCAGCGAGTATGCCATTTCCAAGGAAGAACTGCTCCGTTGGGCAAATGAGGTTCTCGCTCCGACAGCGCAGCTTGCCGCAAATGGCAAGGGAGATTTCAAAGCAGGTGAACATTGTCGCTTCTGCAAGGTCAGAGCGACCTGCCGGAAACTCGCAGAATACAACCTTGCTCTCGCTCGTTACGATTTTGAACCACCTGCTACGCTTGATAATATCGAAATCGCCGCTATCCTCGCCAAAGCAGACGAACTCGTTTCTTGGGTGACGGACGTTAAAGAGTACGCTCTGCGGCAGGCGCTCAGCGGCGTTTCATACGATGGCTTCAAGGTAGTCGAGGGTCGTTCCAATCGTAAGTACACAGATGAGAACGCAGTTGTTGAAGCCGTCAAATCCGCAGGATTTGACCCATATGAACACAGCGTTCTTGGTATCACTGCAATGACCAGTCTGCTCGGTAAGAAAAAGTTCAACGAACTGCTCGGCGGGCTTATTGAAAAGCCGCAGGGCAAGCCAACCTTAGTACCAATGTCGGACAAGCGTCCGGCAATCAATACTGCAAATGAAGATTTTAAGGAGGACAACTAATATGTCAAAGTTCACAAATCCCACAAAGGTAATCACAGGTCCTAACACCAGATGGAGTTACGCCAATATCTGGGAGCCAAAATCCATCAACGGCGGCGCTCCGAAGTTCAGCGTATCACTTATCATTCCGAAGTCGGATACCAAGACGATTGAAAAGGTCAAGACGGCTATCGAAGCGGCTTACAGGGAGGGCGAGTCCAAGCTCAAGGGCAACGGTCGCTCCGTTCCTGCGCTTTCCGCAATCAAGAATCCGCTCCGTGACGGCGATACAGAGCGCCCCGATGATGAAGCTTACGCAAACAGCTATTTCATCAACGCTAATTCTGCGACCGCTCCCGGTATCGTTGACGCTAATTGCAGCCCCATTCTGGAGCGCAGCGAGGTTTACAGCGGCGTGTACGGCAGAGCGTCCATCTCATTCTACGCATTCAACTCCAATGGCAACAAGGGTATCGCCTGCGGTCTGAATAATCTTCAGAAGATACGCGATGGCGAGCCGCTTGGCGGCAGAACCCGTGCCGAGGACGATTTTGCCACAGATGATGACGATGATTTTCTGTCTTGAGGAGATACACGATGATGACAACTGAAAGCATTTTGCTTGCTATCTGCTTTGGATATATGCTTGGAGATACACTTTCTAAGCTGGTCGTAGTTGTTTCTGATGTTGTCAGGAGCATTAAGCGCCGCAAGCAAACTAAAACTGGCAAGTAATACAAACAGGGCGGCAGGAGCTATCTTGCCGCCTATTTTGAGGTGAACTATGGATAAAATTAAAACACTGTCAATTGACCTTGAAACATTCAGTGATGTTGACCTTGCAAAATGCGGTGTTTACAGATATGTTGAATCACCCACATTTGAGATACTGCTGTTCGGAGTTTCAGTGAACGGCGGCGATGTTGTGGTGTACGACCTTGCGCAGGGCGAGAAAATTCCCGAAGAAATCCTCGCTGCGCTGACTGACAACAGCGTTATCAAGTGGGCGTTCAACGCGACCTTTGAAAGAGTGTGTCTGTCAATGTATCTCGGTTTGCCGTCCGGAGAGTATCTCGACCCGACTTCGTGGAGATGTTCGATGGTGTGGTCGGCATATATGGGACTTCCGTTGTCGCTTGCCGGCGCAGGCGCAGTTCTGGGCTTATCGGAACAGAAACTCAAAGAGGGTAAAGAGCTCATCAAGTATTTCTGTGTTCCTTGCGCTGCTACCAAAGCGAACGGCGGCAGAACAAGAAATTTTCCCGAACACACTCCCGAGAAATGGGAGCAGTTCAAGGCGTACAACAAGCGTGATGTCGAGGCTGAAATGTCTATTCAGGACAAATTGCGGAAGTTCCCCGTGCCTGATTTCGTGTGGGAGGAATACTGCCTTGACCAGCAGATAAACGACCGTGGAATTGCCCTCGATATGGCTGTTGTGGATAACGCAATACGATTTGATGAGCGTTCAAAGGCGCTGCTCTCATCAAAAATGCAGGAACTTACTTCGCTAGAAAATCCGAACTCGGTTCAGCAGATGAAGCAGTGGCTTTCGGAGAATGGACTTGAAACAGACACTCTCGGTAAGAAAGCTGTTTCAGAACTACTGAAAACCGCACCGCCACAGCTTGCAGAGGTTCTGGAACTCCGTCAGCAGCTTGCGAAATCCTCGGTGAAGAAGTACCAGGCTATGAGGAACGCTGTCTGCTCCGACGGACGGGCGCACGGAATGTTTCAATTTTACGGTGCAAACCGTTCCGGCAGATGGGCGGGTCGGCTGATACAGTTACAGAACCTTCCGCAGAATCATATCCCCGACCTCGAACAGGCACGGGAGCTTGTGAAAAGCGGCAACTACGAAGCCATGGAACTGCTGTACGATTATATTCCAGACACGCTTTCGCAGCTTATCCGCACGGCGTTTGTTCCGAAATTGGGAATGAAATTCGTGGTTTCAGATTTTTCAGCAATAGAGGCAAGAGTGCTGTCCTGGTTTGCTGGCGAGAAATGGAGGCTTGACGTGTTCAAGTCCGGCGGAGATATCTATTGTGCTTCTGCAAGTCAGATGTTCCGTGTACCTGTCGAAAAGCACGGTGTCAACGGACATCTTCGGCAGAAAGGCAAAATCGCAGAACTGGCGCTAGGGTACGGCGGTTCTGTCGGCGCTCTGAAAGCTATGGGCGCACTTGAGATGGGTTTATCAGAGGACGAACTTCAGCCGCTTGTGGATATGTGGCGCAGTTCCAACCCGAATATCGTGCGATTTTGGTGGGAGGTCGACCGCTGCGTGAAGGATACAATACGACAAAGACTTCGCACAGACACACATGGCATTCAGTTTGAACATCAGAGCGGAATGCTGTTCATCACGCTGCCGAGCGGCAGACGGCTTTCCTACGTCAAGCCCCGTATCGGCGAGAATAAGTTCGGTGGCGAGTCCGTCACTTATGAGGGAGTTGGCGCAACGAAGAAGTGGGAGCGCATTGAAAGCTACGGCCCTAAGTTCGTGGAAAACATTGTTCAGGCGGTCAGCCGGGATATTCTCTGCTATGCTATTCGGACGCTGCGGAATTATCGGATGTGCGGTCACGTGCACGATGAACTTATCATCGAATGCCCGATAGATACAAATGTATCTGAAATCTGCGAGATGATGGGTAGAACTCCACCGTGGGCAAAGGGGCTTCCGCTCTGTGCCGATGGGTACGAATGTATGTTTTATAAAAAGGACTGAAATATAGTGGACCATTTGTATAATAATTTTCCATATATTATTGGCGGCTCTATCAGCTGTTAGAATTTAAAGAATGGAGGATAATAATGAAATTCACGTTATACACGGCAGACTGCGTAGGCAGTCTGCCTAACAGCATATACCCCCACAAGTGCGTCATAACAGACGAAAATTCTATGAAAACTGCTGTGGCATTTGACCACGTTGCAGCTGAATATACAAACAATCATCGCAGCAATACGGATTTTCTTTCTTCCGATAATATCCCAATGGACTGCGACAACGACCACTCGGATGACGCGAACGATTGGGTTACACCGCTCGAAGTGGCTATGGCTTTTCCGGGTGTGGAATTTGTAGTTGTATATAGCCGCAGCAATATGAAACCGAAAAACGGAAAGTCACTTCGACCGAGGTTTCATGTGTACTTCCCAATTCCGCTGATAACAGACGCTGCTGCATATACTGCGATAAAAAAGCGCATTGCGGCTGAGTTTCCGTATTTCGACAAGAACGCTCTCGACAGCGCAAGACTGCTTTTCGGAGTTCCGAACCCGCAGGTTGAAATATACAACGGCGATATGTCTGTCGTAGATTTCCTCGACAATGAGGATTTTGAACAGTGGGACAATGACAGTGCGAGTGTACCCGAGGGCAGCCGCAACAGCACTATGTCACATTACGCAGGGCGTATTATAAAGCGGCTCGGGAACACTGACGAAGCATACAAACAATATCTGAAACAGGCTGAAAAGTGCGATCCTCCGCTTGACGATTCGGAGCTTCAGACTATCTGGAACAGTGCCGTCAAATTCGGCAAAAAGGTGGCAAAGCAGGACGGATATATCCCGCCCGAGCAGTATGATTCCGGTTTTGATCTCAAGCCCGAAGATTACTCAGATATAGGACAGGCTAAAGTCCTCGCCAGAGAGTACGGCGGCGAACTTGTATTCACGGACGCAACGGATTATATGCGTTATGATGGGACCCGCTGGGCGGAGTCAAAGCAGCTTTCTGTCGGAGCCTGCGAGGACTTCCTCGACAAACAACTTGATGAAGCCAAAACCGCTTTGGAAAAGGCACAGCAGGCTCTTGTGAAATCCGGCATAGACAAGGAAGTCGTTCTGTCGGGAGGCAAGGCTCTTGAAAAGGCAATAGACGAGAAAAGCGAGAAAGCCTTTGCTGAATACATGACGGCACTTGTGTACAAGTCATTTGTAATGAAACGCAGGGATATGAAGTATATCACTTCCGCACTGCAGGCGGCAAAGCCTATGCTGTTGCGGAATATTAAGGATTTTGATTCGCAAGAATTTCTGCTGAATACTCCGGCGGCTACATACGATTTGCAAACCGGGACAAGCTCGGAGCACTCCGCAGATGACCTCATAACCAAGGTGACTGCTGTATCTCCCGGTGACGATGGTATGGATATCTGGCTTGAAGCAGTGAACAGCTTTTTCTGCGGTGACAGCGAACTTGTCGAATATGTTCAGCAGATAGTAGGTCTTGCGGCAATCGGAAAGGTCTACATGGAAGCGCTGATTATTTCTTACGGTGAGGGCCGCAACGGTAAGAGTACGTTTTGGAATACGATTGCACGGGTACTTGGTTCGTACAGCGGCAGTATATCCGCCGATGCCCTCACGGTTGGCTGTAAGCGAAATGTCAAGCCCGAGATGGCTGAACTTAAGGGAAAACGGCTTGTTATTGCGGCAGAACTGGAAGAGGGTATGCGGCTTAATACCTCGGTGGTAAAGCAACTGTGTTCCACCGATGAGGTTTCCGCAGAAAAGAAGTATCGCGATCCATTCAGATATACTCCCACGCACACGCTTGTACTGTACACAAATCATCTTCCGAGGGTCGGAGCAAATGACGAGGGTACATGGCGCAGGCTTATAGTTATACCGTTCAATGCGAAAATCGATGGCAATTCTGACATCAAAAATTATGCGGATTACCTCGCTGAAAAGGCAGGCGGTGTTGTGCTTTCTTGGATCATTGAGGGAGCAAGAAAGGTGATCGAATGCAATTTCAAGCTGAAAATTCCGCAGTGCGTCAGTGACGCAATATCTCACTATCGGGAAAATAACGACTGGCTTTCCATGTTTATTGAGGACTGCTGCGAGGTTGACCCATCATATACGCAGAAGTCGGGCGAGCTTTACCAGGAGTACCGTGCATACTGTGCAAGAACAGGAGAATACACAAGAAGCACCACAGATTTCTATACCGGACTTGATACTGCAGGGTTTGAAAAACGAAAATCCAAAACGGGTGTTATGGTCTACGGAATCCGCTTGAAATCTGACTTTATAGCAGATTGAAAACCATAAGGGTGCAGGTCGGTGAAGGTCTTAGTATAAAATCCCCTTTAGGGCAGTTTTATTAACAAAAAATACCTTATAGAGAGTTTTATGAAATGAGGTTCACCGACCTGCACCATTGAAGAACAAGGAGCAAAAAATGCGTGAGAAACAGATAGAACAGAAGCTGGTGCAAGCGGTCAGAAAAAGCGGTGGTATGTGTCTGAAATTCGTGTCACCAAATTTTGATGGAATGCCGGACAGATTGATACTTCTTCCGAGCGGCAAAATCGCCTTTGCAGAACTGAAAGCGCCCGGCAAAAA